ACAATAGAAATTAGAATTTTTAAGGGTAATGTTAAGCCCGAAGTTCTGTATAGATACGTAGAATTTACTGACGCATTAGTTAATTTTGTTAAAAACGTATCACTTGAAACAAATCAATATTTTAAATTTATTGAGTTCGTTGAAAGTCATAAGGCAGTTTATCCAATTTTATATGAGTTTAATAAGTACAATTTTAGTAAATCTAAATCTAGTACTGGCGAGATTAAATATAAAACTAGTTTTTCTAAGGGTTATATTAAATTATTAGAGAGTAGAAATATTAAATATAAACCTACTCAATTTAAATTTGTATCTGACGTTAAATTGAATAAAGTTCGTAAAGCGAGAAATAGTTAAATATTAAAATGATAGTGAATAATAGTGATAGTGGATTAAAAAAAACCGATTTAAAGGCACAAGGGCAATCAAGTTCGCCCCACCCCTTGCCTACCATACCCCTAGAAAATAAAATTTTAGAAAGTTTAATTAATGATGATGTATTAAATAAATTAGAAAAAGATTTTAACAATTTCTTTAAATGAATTATAACCACCCTAAGCATTGGATTAATACTAAATTAAATAACTTATCGATTAAGGATATTAAAAATATTATTACTAGAATTACCCCTGATACCACCCTGACTGAAAAAATATTAAATCAGGTTTTAATAGTCCATAATTTTAAAGAGTTTAAAAACAAGCTCCCATCAAAAAAATAGCCACCATCAGAAAGAGCTGTCTTTGGCATTTTTAAAATAGTTAAATTATTATTTACCCACTTTAGTATCTTACGGGTTAACCTAGATTTTCTCCACCCCCTAGCTGTCTAGGTTTTAAGTTAACCTTTAGCCACTTTAAGTTAAATCTATTTTTGATACGGGTTATCTTTTTTATTTCTCCCGAGTGCCACCAACAAAGTTGAGTTAACCCGTAGTTAGCTAAAGGTTGGTAATAGTTCTAAAGACAAATCGACAAAGCCACCCAGATACTTGCCCAAGTGTGTTTTGAGTGTAAAATTATTAGTTTTATTAGTTGTTTTAATATTGATTTAATATTGATTTTAATTTAATATTTATAATAAAACAAATCAACAATTAGGGTTGCTTATGTTAAAACAAGACTACAAAGCTAACGAGTATATGACTTTTAATAGTTCTAAGGTTTTGGAATTTAAAGAGACATATATTAAAGCTGTCCAAAACAATAAAAAGTCTTTTGTATTTAAAGGTCGCCTATTCTTAACGGCTTTTGCGAAACACTTTTTAAACTACTTGGAAAGCAAATTTAAAACACTTCACTAGCTATGGAAAACTTAAATATATTAATGGATATGTTGCTTATATTTTTAATAGGTAGTTTTGCATTGGTGGTGCTGTGTATGTTTTTTGTGATTGATAGCTATTTAACACAAAAGGCACAATATAGGTCTAGGTTGGAAACCCATTTCCAAAAGTTAAACCAAAACAAAACTAATAAAATCTTTAGGGGTTAATCACTCCAGTTCATAGGGCATATTAAAAAAAACAGATATGCCCTGTGTCTCTTTTAAATCAAAACATTTTTAATCAACATTTACAAAAGATAGTTTATCCCTTGTGAGTAATTGGGAATTAATGGCTATTTTATTGGTCTTTTGCCTTTGCAATTTCAACACACAACTTGGGGTTGCAGGGGGGTTTTTTGACAGTGGAGCAATCGAGATACCCTTTCATATTTTTTTAAAAAAAGTATTTGACTAACCGACAAATCATATTAAAATCAACATTGTGTTGATATTGTTGGTATTATCCCAACTGGTATACTACTGGTAACATATAGTATTGGAACTAGTTACAATACTTATACTAACCTATATCTAACCTATATTAGACTATTACTAGTAACTATTAGTATTCAGCTTAAGTATTGGTATAGGGTAAGTTATTTGTATTGAATCCAGTTATCCCCTATTGTCGACCTACCAACCGCATGTTCCATAAACTTCTCTAACTCTGTTTTAAGTTGGCGTTCCTTAAAGTCCTCTACTTGACTAGTACTATCTACGGCTAACTGTTCAATCCAATAAGCGACACCTATTGCAAGAGCATCTAATCTGTCGTCATTCCTTAGACAGCCACGATCTTTGGTTAACCTTGTTAATTGATAAAACAGTTGGTAGTGAGGGTCACTTGTATCAAAGTCAGCTCTTATAAGCTGTGGGCTAACAATTAGTCGGTGTTGGTTCATTAGGGGCTCTAGAGTATCTATTATCCTAAGCTCCTTTTGTTTGGAGTGACTAACTTCTTCAATAGTAACTGGGTGGTATTTGTTAACCACTGGTTTCAATAGTTGGGTAAACATTCCGTCACCAAAGTTACTTTCAACAATAATCATATTAACTTCGGCATCTCTAGCCATCTTAGCTAAGTTAATTAAATTAGTTTCACTGTAGCCGCCTTGTAGTCCCTTACAAGTGTGCAAGAATAAATTTCCATTAAGTTGTTTTATAATAGCAACACCTAATTCATCACTTCCACGACCACTAGGGTCAATAGCCATTACTGAACCTTTATAGGCATCAAACTGATCTGATATAAACATTGGCTTGTGATACTTGTCTCCAGTAAATCCAACGCTTGGTAAATCATCACAAACATATTCCTGACTTCCAGCCCAAGCTAATTGTATAGGGGCAATTTTGTTATCAATATCCATAACAATTAAATCAGATAACTTTAATGGGAATCTTTCTTTGTCGGACAATGTAGTGTCCAACATAAACTGTAAAGCAAACCCAGAACGACCATAAGACGCTTCTCGTTCTCTAAGTTCTAAATCAGTAAAACGTTTAGGGTCAACGGGCTCACCACTTCCAAACTTACTATTAATAATAAATGGAGCTAACTTATTTCCATATTTTGGAATACGACTTGTTTCTGGCATACGTGCCGTCCAAATCCTTACCTCATACCCTCTTGTCGGTAAGTCATTGTATAATGACATATCGGACTGGGGAGTGCCTAAGAATATAATTTTACCATTAGGAGATAACACGGCCTCAAACTCTTTTACGCTATCTGAAAGTTTATCTCTCATAGTTTGAGTTAATGAGTTATTTAAACTTTCGCAGTCGTCAGAGATTATGAAGTCCGCACGTGAACCAGTGATCTGACCAGTAATCCCCACAGATTTGACACTGGGTGCGTGCGAGGCTTTTGCTAGAGCGACATCAAAGGACACGTTACTTCCCCTTTGGTCAGCTCTAGGTGTTAAGTGTTTTAATATTTCTAATTCATTGATTAATCTTTTAGTAAATGTACTAAAATCATCGGCTCTGTTTTTAGAAGCAGATACGACTAAGAATTTTAAATTTGGGTTTCGTAATAAGTTCCAACACACGAAGGCACTACAAATCCAAGACTTACCAGCACCTCGAAAAGCTTGTATGACACTTCGTCTGGGTGCGTTTTGTAGAAAATCTGCAATATCGTATTGAACTGGTGTTGGTTCAATATTTAAGTGTTTCCATACTAAGTATAGGAAGTTACGAAAATCCGCTTTAACAGCGTCCATAAATGGCCTCTATTTCTTATTTAAACGCACGTATATGCACGTTTTAATTGAAGTCCTTATCTCGTACTATTTCTTCTAAATCCTCTATTTTAAAAGGTAGTTCTTCGGCTAATTTTGACACAGCATTTCCAGACTTTGGAATACAGTCTATGTTATTATCCTTAAGGAATTGACGTGCCACATTTAGGTCGGCACTTTTAACCTCGTCGCTCATTATCTTATCTAATAATTTTTGTGCTAGAAGCTCGTGTAAGTCTTCTAGTTTTTTTAATTTTTCTGACATTTACATTCCTTTAATAGTAAACAGCCATAAGCCGTTTTATAAATACACATTTATTTAATTATCCAATTTTTTGGTATTACAAGAATTTCTCCAAACTCAATAATTCCTTCACTGTCTATTGAGTATGTTGAAAATGTTTTAATGTAATTTTTTGTTTCTTCAAATACCCAACCTCTTGTTATACAAGTTGCTGGTTTTAATTCTCTTATTTCTTTTTCATTTACCCAACCAGTTTTAGATTGAGCGTCTAACCAGTGTAATTCTCCTTTAATTGGTTTATAAGGAAAATTATTTATCATTTTATTTTTTTGGTTTCTTTTTAAATTTATTACTTTTGGTAATAACTTTTTTAAATCTAACTATTCTTTTTAAAGGCATTATTTTTTAAATTTATCCATTACATTAATTCCAAAACTTCCTGAAACTATTGCCAAAACAATCCACCAGAACATATCTGGGGCTGATTTTAAAATTTCCCAACCAGTAATCATATAGTCTCTAGTTTGTGGGAAAAAGTGTGCAACAAGCAATGAAGTAAAAACTATTGTAAGCCACTCGTCTTTCCAACTACGTTCACTAGCTTCTACTTGAGCAACTTGAATTGTTTTAAGTGCTTCAATTTCAGCTACTCTTTCTAATTTTTTTATTTCTAAATAATGTTTTACTTCCCCAATAGTTTTATCTGCTATTAAAGAAACGATTGGATTTTTAACTAATCCTAAAATAAATCCCCACATAATTTTTTTAATGTTTATATTTAACTCTTAATTTACCTCTGTTTAAATGAGCTGAGGTTACTCTTAAATTTGATCTTGAATTATTTGTTGGGTTGCTATCAATATGGTCAACATCTTTACCATCACCCTTAGCAACAACTCCTTTAGCCATTAATTCTCTACGAGCTCTATTTCTAGATGCCCTTTCTAATTTTGCTTTTTCTGAAGATTGATATTTTTGATATTCTAATCTGTAATTTCTACGAGCCATTTTTACCTAAAAAATACTGCCAGATTGTAAATATTGTTCCAAGCATAGCGGCAATTCCTATAAGAACTTTTAAACCACCTTTAGACATAGCTATTTGTTGTTTTAATTCTGTAATATCGTCACCGTTTTTTGTTAGGTCTTGGTGGATATGTTCAATTTTTTGGTTCATATCTTTTAAAATATGAACTAATAAATTATTATTAAGTTGTTGTTTTGTAGGATTTATTTTCCTTTTTTTCATATAAATTAATGTAGTCGGCCGTATCTGAACAAGTAACGACCGACCACTAATTTTAACTACTCTAGGTCTTCGTCTAAATCTTCGTCGATATCGTCTTCAAAACTTTCATCTTCGAAGTCTTGGTCTTCTACTTTGTCTTTGATCTGGTCTAGTTTGTCTTCGATTTCCTCAATCAAATCCATAACTGACACTTCTTTTTTCTTACGTGCCAATGTAGTCGCCTTTGTTGATTGTTAGTTTACTTTTTGTTATTTTGAAAAAATGCTTCAACTGACTTTGCGTAGTCTTTGAAAGCATCTGCCCAAAATTTCTGAACCTGTCCTGCGAAGTTTTCTGTAGCTTTCTTAGCTTCTTCGTAAGAAGGAATTTCAAATTTAGGTGTGAACATATTTTCCTCTTGTGTTGGTTTGTTTAAAAATTGTATTTCTTCAAATGTATAAGGTGTCATTTTTTTAAGAATCTTTTTTATTATTTAATCCTTTAAAGTGTTCTATGAAATCATCTAATATATTTTCATATCTCCATGCTAACCAAGCTCCTGCGATAAAACTTAATGTCATTAATAATATTGTCATGTTATTTTTTTGTTAGTTGTTTAAGTTTTTCTTTTAGCTTCGTTACTTTCTCAGCACACTTGCAGGTAACTTCTTTTCCGCAGGTACATGGTTTACATTTACAGTCTTTGTTTTTCATACTGTTGCTCCATTAATGTTAAAATTATATTTTTTTGGTAATTCTTTTTGTTTTACTGGTTCAACTGGAAAACCACTTAAACCCCAAACATCTTCTCTGTCTGGTCTATGATGCTGACCCTCAACTCTAATTGGTAAATATCCAGTTAGCTTTTCTATAGCTAACGCAAAGAAAACTATATTATCTGAGTAAGAATTATCACAACTTGCTTGAAATAAATCACCATCTAAGAACATACAAGATGCTTTGCAGATATGTAATACTGGACACTTAGAGCAATTTTTTCTGTTCTGCCAAGTTGTTATAGATTTCATTTTAATATTATTAAAATCATAAACACTTCCTGTATGATGACTTTCTCCATTAGGAGCTGTTGCTACAGAAGAAACATTTTGGCAAGTAATAGTGTTTCCTTTTAAATCTACTGTAAGACTATTAGGATTATCTATTCCGCACTTTTGTGAAACTGAACTTTTATATTTACCATTTACAATAGTATTAATAAAACCATCGATTTTCATTGGAAGAACACTAAATCTATCTGCCTTACCAGAAGAAATTTCATCTAAAGATTTTGTTCTAAATTTTATTTGTTCTTTTTGTGTAGTTAGTGAACTGGCTACTCCACCAACGTCATAAGCATCAATAAACTCGCCTTCGCCTATAACTAGGTTTTCTCCAAAATATTTTAATAAAAATTCTTGTATATCTGCTCTGCTCATATTTGCTTTATGAAGCATGGCATTAATACTCATTCTGCCTTGTGGAGATAATATATTCCACAATTTCATAATCATTTCTTTTTGCTTTGGATTATCTAATGGGTCTTTACCTCTAATATGATAACCAACACCATCGTGAGACATTCCAATACTAAAGCCAAGTTTGTCAATCCACTCAATCTTTTCGTCATCTAAAAGAGTTCCATTGGTAATCATACCAAATATCATGTTGGGATATTTTTCTTTTATACCTTCTGCCAATGGTTTTAATGTTTTCCAATAAACTAAAGGTTCTCCACCCCAAAATTCAATTTTAGTTCCTTTGCCTAGACCATCTTCTCCACCATCATACCAACTTGAAAATCTTTCTAAAAATTGTGGTACTTCTTTTTTAGTTGTTTCGTCTGCGTTTGGAATAAATCTTTGAGAGCAATAACTACAAGAGTAATTACAAGATAATCCTAAAGAAATTTTAAGATGTCTTATTGCTTTTGTTTTTGTTGCTGGATTATCTTTAGTCCAATTCCAACCAAGTTTTTGGTCTTGTTTTATTTCTTGTTCTATAACTTGATTTCTATTTTCATCTAACAAAGAACTTGTTTCAGAATTATAATAAAATATTTTAGGTTCTGCTGTTAAGTAATAGTAGTTTGGCATACCTCTTTTTTGGCATACCAATTTAAATTCTGGCATTAATGTAAATCTCTTTTAAATTTAATATTAGCCACTACTTGAACTAACTCATCATTACCTTCGTATGGATTTTGATAATGCGGAATATAAGAACGATACATTATTAATAATCCCTCTTTAGGAAGAACTGGATATTCTAAATAGTGTTCGTTTTTAAAAGTAAAAGAACCAGCAGGTCTAGCAGGATTAACTAAAACAAACGAAGCATTACCAAAAGAATTTGTTTCTTTATCTTCGTTTTCTTTTGGTGCTTTAACATAATATTGAAATGTTAAATCGCCTTCTTCAGTATCTACATGAGTTTTAATAAATTGCCTGTCGTGGCTTACTATTTCATGTCCCTCAATATCAAATTCCAAACCACCAATGTCATAATAATTTTTAGTAGTATTAATTAATAATTCTTTTAATTGATTTACTGGTTCAAAATTATCAGCAAAGATATTATGAGGTATTCTTTCGTAATGTTCTTTACCAAGACTTGTTTGTTTGTATTTATCTAAAAGATAAGGAAGTAATTGATTGTTTAAAGTTTCTCTATTTTGATAATCAATAACTATATCAGACTGCCAAAGCTGTATTAATTTACTGTTACTTGACATTCGGAGATACCACTAAAGTTTTTAAAACCTACTTTAACTTTAAATCTCTCCCCTTTTGGAATGTCTCTTAAACTAATAAAAGCTGTGCCATTTCCTTTTACTACTTTTCTTGTTACTGGTAAAAATCCACCAGTAGTTTCAAAATAAACTTCTGCGTCTATATTTGCTGTAGTTCCATCTGCGTTTTTAACTGTAAATGGAAGTTCTAATACTTCGTTAGTATCTCCTGATATACTTGCATTATCAAAGTGTACTAAAGGAAGATTATCTGCTCTCCCAGCACTATGACCACAATGATTAATTAACATTTGTGTGCCAGTAGCACCTACTAATTCAAACCATTCTGGTTCATCTTTTTGAACATTAATACTTAACACCCAATCTTCAACTGGAGAATTTTTAAATGGAATAATTAAACATACTGCTGAATTACCACCATTAAAAATAGCAAAATCTTGACCAGATAATTTAGCTGATTTGCTGTTAGCAAACATATTAAAAACACCAAGTTTTCCTTCAAAAATATTATAACAAGAATGGTCTGCGAAATCTGCTCTTGCTTTTATATCCTCATATAACACTTCTGTATCAGAAAAATAAATAGTTTCTGTTCCTTCTTCATTTTTCATTTTTTGAGAAACTATAAATCCATTTTGATTTACAGTAACTTTAATTCTGTGTGCCATTCTAGCCACTACTGAATAAATTATTTTCATATTTTTATATTTTCCTTTTTGTTAATTATTTTAGCAACAGTTACAGTTGCAATTTGTATTAAGTTGCAAACGTACATTAGTGTTCGTGTTTTTATATAAAGTTGCATAACTGACTGTCTGACCACCACCATTTCCACTTCTACTATTAGTAGTGTCGGCAGTACTAACAACATTTGATAAATCTACAGTTCCGTACTCAAGTGCAGTTCCACCAGCATTTACTTTTAAAACTTGTCCTGCTGTTCCCTTGCCTAGTCTAACCCAAGCAGTTCCGTCCCAAACTATTATGTCTCCTGATGTTAAACCAACTAATGAAGTTATATCTGTTCCACCAACTGACATTACATTCCAATAAGCAGTATTGACTCCTGTTGATGGAGCATTTCCTGTTGTGTTTTGAATACATACATAAGAACCACCTGCATAATAAACTACATCATCAACTACATAAGCTGTTGCTCCGCTATATGTTCCTTTCCATACAAATCTTAAACGACCTATATTTACTGTTGCCATATTTTTTTACTCCTTTTTATTTTTTATAAAGTTAATATTAAATCACCCGCAGATATGGAAAATGTATAACCACTTCCACTAAACACTACGTCTCTAAAAGCCGCGTGATTACTTTTAGAAATACTGTCTGCACCATTATTTGTTGTGGTTACTTGCAGACTTTCTTTGTAACCATCTCCATCTGCATCAATAAAAGAAAATCCATATACTTCTGCTGAAGAAGAATTTGCGTATGTTAAAGCTGTTCCTGCACCATTGACTACTAATGCTTGTCCAGCAGTTCCTATTGTAGTTAAACCTGTACCGCCTTTTGTTGTTGGTACTGTAGGCAAATCTGAAGATGTTAAAGATAATCTTGCACTTGGTACTGTTCCTGATGTTAAATTAGAAGCAGATAAATTAGTTAAATCAACTGTTCCAAAACTTAAAACACCAGCACCATCTGTTTTAATATATTGATTAGCTGTTCCGTCTGAAGTTGGATAAGATATTCCGTCTAATACTACTTTTCCTGTTCCATGAGGTGTAATGTTAATATTTGCATTAGAAGTTGATACTATTGAATTTCCATTAACATCTAATGCACCACCTAACTGAGGTGTACCATCTTGAACTATATCTGTTAAACCACCAGCAACGATAGCTTCCCAAGTAGTTCCATTATAATATTTAAGAGCATTTGCTGTTGTATTAAATACTAAATCTCCAGCATCTTTAGATGTAGTTGGGTCTGATGACGCAACTCTATATCTGTTTGTAAAATCGTTTACTGTTCCAATATTATTTCCAACTATATTTACGTTAGCAATGTTTGTACCAACTGTGTTTACGTTAGCAATATTATTTCCAACTATATCAACATTAGCTATAGCATTAGCTACAACTTCAATTTCTGAAGTGGCTTCATTTAAATCGTTTGCAGTAGTTATTACTTTAGCAATATCTGTTGCTATTGTAGAAATATTGCCTACGTTAGATGCTACTGTACTTATTGCACCTGATATTCCTGCTAGTGTTGCAATGTTTGCGTTAGCACCTGCAACGATATTTATATTTCCAGAATTTGAATTGACTGCATTTATATTTGTAGAATTTCCTGCTACAGAATTTACATTAGCTATAGAACCACCAACTGAATTAACATTTACAATGTTTGTAGCAACTGTTCCAATATTTGTATTTGCTGTAGCAACTGTTGTAATATTTGCGTTAGCACTTGCTACAGTATTTACGTTAGCAATAGAACCACCTACCAAATTAACATTGGCTATGTTTGTTGCGACAGTTCCTATATTAGCAACTGCACCTGCGACTGTAGAAATATTATTTGTAGGTGTAATTTGACTAGCTATAGAAGTAATGTTTGCATTAGCTCCTGCGACAGTCGTGATGTTAGAATTTGCTGATGCTACAGTAGTTATATTAACATTATTACCAGCTACAGTATTTACATTGGCTATGTTTGTACCAACTGTATCTACGTTAGCTATACTTACTGCTACTGTATTAATTTCTGATACTGGTTCTAATAAATCTGAACCTACAGCATTTACATTTGTTAAAGCAGAATTGACTGCTGTAACACTTGCTATGTTTGAATTTAAGTTTGTTAATGTTGCTTTATCTGCTGTGCTTAACCAAGTGTTTTCTAAATATGTTTTATTTACTGCATCGTTAGCATTGACTGGGTTAGCTAAATTTTTAATTACTTTAGACTGTGCGTTGTACTTATCGTCTGTGTCTAAAGTTATTGTATTAGTAGTTATATCAATAGCTTCCTGAGACATGTAAAACATTTGATTACTGTCTTGATCTAAAATTGACTCAGTAATTGTAGAACCGTCTTGGAAGTCTACTAATCTAGCAGATTGATTAGATGATCTTTTAAAATTTATGTTTACACCGTTTGCTGGTGCAGTTGTAAATTGAATAGTTGAAGATGTTGGGAATGTATAATCAACACTTAAAGTTTTTAATACGTTATTAACTCGTACTTGTACATGGCTTTGAGTTATGTACGGAAACGTAACTGAAAATGTAGTTGTACTCCCATTTCCTGTATAATTATTAATTGCAAATGACATATATATTTTTGTTGTTTGTTAAAATAAATTTTCTTTACCCGTATCTGGTAACGGGCTGTTATCTATTAAATGATGTAAAAGATTAGAAATTCCGTATGAATTATTCCAAGCAAATAAATGAGTAAATCTTCTCAAGTCTACTTTTGAAAAACGATAATCACTTCTAGTTGCTTTTAAAAAAGACAGTCCAACGTCTTTGGCATCACCTAATAAACTTATTGTTGGGTTACCATTCCATAAATTAACTTCTAACCCACTTGTTCTGGTGTTAAATCTATAGTTTGGAGCTAAAGCACTTGTAGCTATATCTGCAAATGCTGGCATTACAGAAGACCAACCAGTTCTTTGAAATGCGGCTAAACCTAATTTTGAATAATCACCTTTTAATCCTAGTCTTTTTTCAAGGTATTCAGCTTTTTCTTTTGCACCCATACCAATAGAATTGAAATGTGTTTGACCCATGTAAGCTAAAGCGGCAACAAAAGTTGTTGTAGTAAAATTAGAGAAAGTTCTAAAATCACCCATAGCTACATTGTGTAAAAATTGTTTATTCCAAGCAACAATGGAGAACTGTCTAAATTGCCCTAACATTTTACCCAGTGTGTTATCAGAGAAAAATTGTGAACTATCTCCAATGAAATTATATTGAACAGTACGTTTAACGTGTCTATTTAATCTATGTGCGAAAGTAGTTAGTAATTCGTGGTCTTTCCAATTAGCAAAATTAAATGCTTTAACTTTTGTTCCCCAAAAAGTTGCTTCAGTAGTTACCGCACCATTTGAAAACTCATTCGCAAACTTTTTAAGTTCAGCTTCGGTAAATCCTAAAACTTTGTATCTGTTTAAATTTACTCCGTTAAAATTAAAATTACTTGCTTTTAATTTTATCATTTCATCAGCAAACTTATCAATAAAAGCTCTTGTCGCTATTCTTCTTAACGTAGTGTCAACAACTGTGAGACCAGAAGTCCAGCTTGTGATTTTTTCACCAGTAGTTAAAAAATTATTTACTTTACCAGAACTTTGTATAGCGTGAAGTGCTGTACCTTGATCTGCTTGCTCTGTAGCGTGAGTTATTCTTCGTAAGTAGTCCTCACCAAAACCATCATAACCAATATATTTTAATTCTTTAAAAAATGCGTCATCTAACGCACCAGACCTCATACTTCTTAAAGCATTTTTAAATTCAGGAATATTTTGAACAAAAGCTTTAATACCAGTTGCAGAAATAATATTTCCTAACTCAGGAATTGAAGCAATACCGACTTGGTTTAATACTCTAATAAAATTATATCTTCTTAAAGTTCTACCAGCTTCAGCCCATGCTGTTTGAGCTTCTCCGCTTCTACCCATTAAGTTTTGAAATACACTATCTAGTGTTGAAATTTCTTCTTGTAATCTTCTTTCGCCAAACCATCTTTTAATACCTTGTTTATTAGCTAGATCTTTTGAATAAGATTTTTCAATGTCGGTAATTAATGAGTTTTTATATGAGTTCCATTCGTCCCTACTTTTAATACCAACTCTTTCTGCCATAGCTGACCAGCCAGACATTTCATGAGAATAGTCGTTGTATAATAAATCTATATTATTTTCATAAAGCTCATCTAATCTAACTTTTTGACCTTTAATTGTAGCTTCAAAAGATTCATTTAATTTAATTCTTTCAACTAACCTACCAGACGTAATCGTCGACATTACGTTAGCTAAATTTTTAGTTAACTCATCGAGTTCATTTTGTTTTAAATGGGGGAAACTTTCTTTAAAAAATTCTTTTAGTTTCTCAGGGTCTTTAACTCTTAATAAAGCTTCTAAATCAAACCCACCAGTTCGTTTTGAGTTTTTAATATAAGAAACAATAGCCTTAGCCATTAACTCGGCTTTATCGGGGCCGACAAAATCAGCTTCTAATTTAATTTTTGAATCTTTAACTTCTTGTTCTAATTTTTTAATTTGTTCTTTAATCTTTTTAGCTTCTTCTTTTGCCGCTTGTGATACTTCTTTTTGTTTTGAAGCAATAACTAATTTAGTTCTTTCCAAATCAGCTTTAAGCTTATTAATTTGAGCTATTTTACCAGCTTGGTTAGTGTTATTTATTTCGTTAAAATTTGGTTTTGTGTATTTAAGTTCTTTAACTCCTAATGAAGCTTTTAACTCGGCATCTTTTGGTATATTTAAATATTTTTGTTTATCTAATATACCTTTAGTAATTAGCTCTATAATTCCACTTTCACCAATCTTTGCTTCAAGTTGAGCGTACCTTTCTAAAGATAATCTTCTAGGGATATAACCTCTATTAACATTAAACTCAGCACCTTCAATTCCATTTTCTTTTAATGTCTTACCCCAACGTTCAAAAGCATCAGCATAAGCGTTTGCCGCTTTAGCTATATGTTTATTTTTTAATAATTCTGTATCTAATAAATTTTTATTATTAGGGTCAAATGTTCTAATAGCCCTAGTTACTTTTTGCATGAAATCGGTTCTGGCATTAACGTTTGCAAGTCTACTCCAGAAATTTAAACCGTTTTCTTTTAAATATTCGTTTAATGCGTCTCTAACTTCTCTAGCGACACCATTCATAGATATAGCTAAATATTTGTCTCTAATAAGTTCTACTGTTTCTTCTTGTGATGCTATTCTTTTACTTACCCTACCTTCACCTTTAAAAGCGTACCCTATTGGGTCTTCTAAAAATTTATAAGCAAACGATCTTGCAAGTTCTGATAAACTGCTACCAAATGAACCTGATTTAGTTAAACTAAAAAGTTTTGCTACAGGCCAGTCTCTAGCACTTGAATATATAATAGATTTATCAACTACATCAGAAGTATCTAATAATTCATTTACATCTAAATGAGTTTTTGCGTCAATTTTTGAAGTGTTTACATCTTCAAATAATTTTTCACCTTTTGGAGTTTTCTTTAAACCAGCGTCTTTAAGTTCTAGGTTTTCAATATCTTTAGCTACTCTTGATAATTGTGCTTTTCCAATAACACTGATACCGCCTCCAAGAGCACCACCTAATCCCGCCGCTACTATAACATCTACAGCACCAACGCTTGGACTTTCATTAGCTTGAATACTCATAGTTACTCCCTCGTAAGCCCCAAACACTAATCCATTTTCAAAAAATCTCTCTAATCTACTTGCTGTTAAAGACTGTTTAGCCATCATAGCTTTTTGTATGTAACCAAACCCTATTAAGTTAGCTGGGTCTAAAGCATAAGAGCCAATGTCTAGGAAAAGTCCTGTAGCACCCATTTTATGGAGAATGTCTCTATTATCTTGCTCCATTTTAACTCTGTCTATTAAGTGGTAAAAATGCTCCCTAGAAACAGCGTCAGTAAAAAACTCGTAATACTCAGGACGTATTTGATTATCGTTAAATGCTTTTTTTATTTCTACTTCATTATCTTTCCAAGAAAATCCATTGGGGTCTGGGGTATAGCTTTGGTTAATTAAAGTTCTACCAAGTGTAAAAGCAAGAAAATTTAATTTTGCCGCTGTTGCCGCCCCAGTAAATAAACTTGGTCTAGGTTCTGGTTGATTTTGAAAAGTTTTAAAAACTCTATCCATATACAGCTCCCCGTTCATTTCTTTTTGAGTAAGTGGGTCGTCTGCTATTTCAAGTTTTTTTTTAGTATCTATATTTGAAATTTTATTTATTAAATAATCTGCTTCTAAATTTCTTCTTGGAGAATAATCATCACCAAAATTTCTAAGTTCAGCAACTACACCTTCAATATTATTATCTAAGGCTTCTTTAAAAAATTTAGGAGTACGCTTTAAATCACCATACTGAAAACCAACAGAAGTTATTACTGTTTGTAAAGCTGGGTCTAGTTCATTAAATTTTTTATATCTAGTTAATTTATCATATTGTTTTTCAATATTATCGGCATAATAATTATTTACAGTATTATTAAAATCTGGAAGCTTATCTTCTGGTATTGTTAAATTTTTAGCAATTTCATCTGCCTTAGCACCTTTTAAACCTAAGTAAGGTCTAACTGTGTCAAGAATAGATAAATCTTTAAAACCAAGATTTTTTATTGTTTGTTCTGTTTGTTGACCAAGGTCAAATCCAGCCCCAATAGTTACACCAGAATTTTCATCTATAGTATTATCTTTATTTCTAGGTACATAACCAGTAGTTTCATTACCTTCTCTATTACTGATAAAATCCCAATCTATATTTCTCATATTATTTTATAAAAGCGTTTGTAATCAACGGCATTAATCTATATTTATTTATTTCTTGGACTGCTTCTGATCGTTTTTTAGCTAAATCAAAACTTTTTCTTTCATTGTCAGAAACTTTTAATTTGTTATCTGCTTTCATCTTTTCTAAAAATGGCTGTAAATCTATTTCTAATCTTTTAGTTTCTTTAATAGGACTGCCATCTTGACGATAACCAACAACTTTTTCTATTAAGACAGGCTCATAGTAGTTAACGCCATTTTTTCTTGTGAACCACGCAGTTTTACGATCTGGGTTAACTGCAAAATCATAATCATCAAAATCAACTTTATAACCAGCTAAATTTCCGGGATTTGCACTTGGATTATTTTTATATAATTCTTTATTAAATTTATCACGGTTGAAATCTCCGTAAGTTTTCGGCTCTTTAACTTTATCTTTATCAGGTACATACTGAATACCTTTCATGTAATTTATAACTTCATTTTTAAATACGTCGTAATTAGAGTCTTCAATTCCAAGAGATAATAGTTTACTTCTACTAGTTAGAACCCCAGATTTATCTTCGTAATAATATTTTTTTATAAATTCTTTAGTACTGTCAACGTAATTAGTACCGTCTTTATCTAAACTTTTAAAATAAGAAGCTGTGTTATAAATTAAATCTCTATTATAAATATTTTTTAAAGAACCAGAAAATTGGTTTGCAAGTTCAGTACGATCTTTATTGTCTAGAGTAGTTAATTTTTTACTCTGCTCTAATTCCGATAGTGTTTTAATTATATCTTGTTTGTTTTGACCAGCTCTAAATAATTGAACTGCCATATACCATTTCATGGCATCTTTTGAATTTTCATTACCATCAAAATATCTAGTTAAAGCACCTTGCTCATCTAATCTTAAAGCAAGTGCAAAAGCTTTTTGCGTGTCTAAGTTATAAGTAGAACTTAAAGGTCTATTTAGTAATTGCTGTAATTCGGGTATAGGGGGATTTTTAGCAAAAGTTGGTGAAAGTTGTTGAAATGTATAATCCCAAGCTTCTACAGTATTACCGTATCTTTTTTGATACTTTGTTAAAGTTTTATTAAATAAATTATTTTGTAATTGTTTTAACTCTGCGTTGTCAAACTCAGATATATTATTGTTGTAGTATTTATTTTCAAAATCAACAACTTTTAAAGCTTTACTTAAATTTACTAGAGCTTGCGTAGCTTCTTCTTGTAGTTTTGGATTTATTATAATTGGTGGAGTTCCGTCTGGTCGTTTTTCGGTTAATAAAAGTGAAAATGCACCCGCATACTCCCCACCTGATTGAGCGTGAAAATTTGCTTGTTTAATTACTAATTTATCAAAATCTAAATTTGTAAGAGCTGGATTTCTATTATTTTTTAAATCATAAAATTGCTTTAAAAACTCCTGCTCAAAATTTTGTCTAATATATTCTTCTTGTTTACCTGCAAAGTTTTTACCAGACTCATTTAAAGGTATAGTTGCTCTAAAATCTGTAGTTAATTTATCAATTACTGTTTCATGTATAGTAGATATTTTATATGCAGTATCAGTTTGTATTCTGTCTTGAAGCTCTGCGTTTTGAAAAGCAAATTCTTTTTCTCTAATCCAATCTTTTGTTTTATTTGTTTCTTTTCTAAAAGCATCTTGGAAGAATGGGTCGTTTTGTTTATCTTGTAAATAAGCTTGAGTAGCTATTTTGTAATCTTGTTCCCAATTATAGTTTGGGTCAGCTCTATTTTCTAAATATTTATTTTTCCACGTTCTAGCAAATTCTTCATTAGAATTATTTGCATACTGCTTATATGCTCCAACTCTTGCCCAGCCATTATAAATATCTGGGAAACCATCTTGATGAGCTTTACGAGCTTCTTCAAGCGTCATTCCATTAACTGTATTAGCACCTAAGACAGCGTCTTCTTCGTTTTGTCTGTCAGCACCTTGTTTTGCTAATTCATATATTTTAGGGTTTAATGAACCTAATGCTTCAGATAGTACAGAAAAAGTATCTTTACCAGATGGGGCTGGTGCGATTTTAGACTCAATACCTTTAGACGCTGGTACATCTGATATTGCTATATTAACGCCTAAATCAGTAGAAATTTTAGCCATTATTTACTACCGCTCCACGCTGTTGGTTCTAAAGAATACTCGGTCATACTTCTAGCTCCGTCAAATGATTGTGAATTTCCAAATAAAGTATTTGGTGCTTGAGTTGACACATACATTCCAGCTATGTTTCCGCCTGCTTTAAGAGCATATGGTAATATTGAAGGTCTGTAAGCTGTTGGTAAAGACAACACTTGATTTACATAATTTCGATTAGTTTCTTCTCTATTAGTGTCGATTGCCCTTACATAATTTTCATAATTAGTATCAATAGTATTAAAAGCAAAACCACGTTGTCTTTCAATGTCGCCTAGTAAAGTGTCTACAACATTTCCACCAATTCCTTTTTCGCCAATTTTAGTTTTAGCTGTGCCAAGTAATTGTTTAGCTTTAATATCTGTATTAAATTTATTTAATGAAGCTTTTTGTACTTCTAATTCTTTTTTTCTTATTAAAGAATTATCAGAATAAATAGCGTTATCTCTTAAAGTTTGAGCTTGATTAGCTGATCTTTCGTTAGTAGCTTTTGCTGATGCGTCGTCAGCTTTATATGACATATATGCACTTGCTACTTGAAATATAACATATGCCGTTGGATTACACATAATTTAAGTCCTCTCGTTTTTTCATAAAACCATGAAATTTAATGTTGTTAAAATATTTGTCGTTAATGATTGTAAATCCACAATACTTAATCCAATCAAGATGAAGTTTATTTCTACTATCTATGTAATTGAACAATATTGGAAATTTGAACTGCATTTCCTCGACACGATTAATACAGTTTTTAATAAAAGTTTTTTTTATTTTGTATAGTTCATTTGTGCATAAAAGATATGGTGCACCAGTATTTTTATTATATGGTGATGCAGTTACTCCATAAATTCCAGCAACTTTATTATCAACTAAAAAAGATTTAGAATAAGTTGAATTTAAAATACTTTCTTTTAGTGGTTTATAAATTTTATCTTGACCAGTAATTGTTTGTACTTCTAATAAATCTTCTTTTCTTAAGTTAGAAATTAAACCTACAATGTCATCTATTGTAGTGTTTCTTTCTATAATATTCATTACACAGCTACTCGTTGTGATAATATTGTAAAAAGACCTTCCCACTCAGCCGATAAGAAATTACATGGTAAATAACTATCGCTATTAATTTCTATATCAATATCTATATTTCTACATTGTATAGGACAGCTAAAACTTCCACTTTCTAAAGTTGGCTTACCTAAAATGAAATTACTAGAACCTAAAATTTGTCCCGTAAATTGGTATATACTTGTATCTCTAGCTGTAGGAAATAAACTTACATTAAAATACCCAGTATCTCCGTAAACAAGTTTTAATTTTTTAAGTTGTAATCTACCAGAATTAATTGTGGAAGTTGTACCAGAGCCTCTTTGCTCTCTTACATAAAAAGTAGAAAATCTGTATTTAAAATTATATTTATTACCTATGTAGACTGGGTTAGTAGAATAATTACCAACTACTACAACAGTTGTTGAAGTTGATGAATTAATATCAACCGATCTACCTCTTTGTGTTGAAGACCAGTCGCCACCTAATACTACTGCCCTAGTCTGCGTATCTGGGTAAGGTAAAGTAAATGTAGTTAAATTAGTGGTAGAATTATAAGTTCCAGTAACACTAACTTTCCTATCTAATAATACTGGGAAAGTTAAGTTAGTATCAACTTCATTAGTTTTTAGATTTATCTTTTCTAAATAAACTCCGTCGTCTCTTTTAACTACTAGATAAAAAAATGTATCTATAACTTCACCGTCTAATAATACTGTTCCTGTTGGGAAGATATATTTAGACCAAGATTTTTGTAGCGATTTATTACTAGAGTCAAAATAAAATTTATAAACGCCTATTGTGTTTCTTGCCTCACTACTAAAAGCAAATAAAGTGTTTTCTGTGTTTGAACCCTTTAATGAATAAACCCTACCATTCAAATATCTAGGGACATTTAATGAAGTATCATTTGCTTCTTTTGTTAATAAATCACTTGATAAGAAGTATTCACTAACACCAGCATAAGTTCCTCGTCTAAAAGAAAAGTAAACATTTTTACCTATTGGTACTGGTTTACAAATAGAGTCAATTTCATATTCAGTTGCTTGATTAATTGCTACTGTTTTAGAAGTTAAAGTTTCTTCTGGTTTTAATAAAAATTGTGTAGTGTCAGAAAATAATAAAAGTTCTTCGTTTAATGCTACAGCCCATTTTAAATTACTTACTCTATTATGACTTACAGCCACGTCAACTGCATCGTCGTCTAATATTGTAGTTACTGTCTCTGGGTAAAAAGTAAAAAATTCACTTACTTTTGAAAAGATAACATTTTCATCAGATAATAAACCTAATCTGTTTCTATAAAAGAAAATATCTTGAATTTTATTACCAACAAAACTTGGGTCGCTAGCTGTATCTATATCACCACAAGTTCTTCCGTTATATGTCGGTACTGTGTATGATGTTGCTCCTATTGTATAACTTGAACCATCAGCTTTACAAAATCTAAAATTTCCATCAGCTGTTCTAATTAATACGTGGGGAAGTGTTGCTGTATTAAAATTATTATCTAAACCATCTGCAACAGTTTCAACCCAAGCGTCCCCGTCCCAGTAAACATAGTAATTATCAAATTCCGTACCTTTGTCCCCAGTTACTTCAACTAAAAACCCAGTGTAGCCTTTATATGGTAAATCTGAAAATGAGTTGGTTTTATTTTTAACTAATATTAAACCGTCACCACCAATACCATCACTTACGCTTGCTGTAAAAGTACCAGTTGTTTTTGCAAAATAAATTATAGAGCCGTCTCTGACAATCGTATAGCCAGAAGGAAATGCTGAAACTAAATCGTTATATAATTCTGTTGCTATATTATCTGTAGTTATTGAAGACGCATTTGAAGAAGTAGAGTTGTCTAAAGTTTGATAACTAGCAACAGTACTTCCATTTATTTTAATTTCGTAAGTTGTTTTATACTGACCATTTTTAACATAAAAAATTGCTTCATCAGGTCTAGTGCTAGTTACGTTGCCAGATTTAGCTACAGTTATAGTTTTATTTACAACAAAGGTAAAATCTGCAACGGTTACAAGATTTATATCTTGAACTGGATTAGTAGTTGTTAAATAAGTTAACGAAGGTGCTACTACTGTTTTTTGATTACCATTTAAATCATAAACTTTTATAGAACCATTATTAATTAATACTGTGTATCTTTCAGTTGAGTCCCTATTAATAAAATGAATTTTACTATTAGTAAAAGTATCAGTATTTAATTTTGCTACATGAATTGATGGTGGTCTTTTACCAAGACCATAAACAACATCTGATAAACCATTTTCTTGAGTTTCAGCTTGGTTAGGTAATCTTATTGTATCTGGTTGCTGACTTACTCCATTTAATAAATTTGGAATACTTGTGCTGATTAATTTTGAAGCCATTAGTCATTAATAATTGATGATTTATTTGGTTGATAATTACCTCTGTCTAAAACTCTATAAACATCATAATTTCCAGTTAAGATATTATGACGACCAATATCTCCCTCAGCTTCTTTTAAGCTCATGTAAGATTGTAATTCGTCCATTTCATGGAATTTATGTAATTCAGAAGAAACTAACATTCTGTCTTGAAATATTCTTGATGCTCTAACTAAAATATAATGACGTGCTACTTCTGGTAATTCTGAAAAATCTAATAAAAATACTATATTAACTTTTATGTTATCTGTTATTGTAAAAGTATTATTTACCCTGTCGTAAAGTTTTCTATTTCTTTCAACAAAGTCGTGTCTTCTATATCCATCAGCTAACTCAACTCTTAATGCGTTTGCTGGAAGTTCAATTTGATTATTGTTATTAGGTGTTAAAGAATAATTTATGTCTGTGTTAAAAAACCAACCACGAGCTTGTACTTCTCTTGAAACGTGGTCTAAAATTTGAATAGCGATTGATACGTCATTAGTTGTGGCGTTGGTAATACTAGATACTGGTATTTCACCGATGCTTGTAAGCATTGTGTTTATAGCTTCAAGCTTACTTGTTACTGTTAATGACATTATTTATAATTGTTTGATTAATTTTATTAAGAGGGGGATTGCTCCCCCTCCTACTTAATTTACATTACGAGGTAATTAAGCTGTTTTGATTTCGATAGACGCTTCGGGTCTAAGGATACCGTGTCCTGCCGCATACTTAGCAACAAGCAAAGTTCCCTGATGTCTTGCCGAATATTCCATCTCTGAACTTAGGTCGAGTAATTTTAAACTTCCAGCCGCAGATTTTTGCCAAACAACACCAACAGTGTTAGTGTATGTTCCGCCTAATCCACCAGTTGAACCAACTACTGAACCAATACCAGTTCCAGAACTAATTGTTCCAGAAGGTAAGTTATTAGTTTTAACAACTTCAATACCAGCTATTCTCAAAACTTTTCCGTCTGAGTAAGAACCATTATTTCCGTTATTAAAGTCTCTGTTGATTACAGCCGCAGTAGTGTCACCAACCATGTTGTAATAAACTTGTGGTGATACAGCTACGTATCTGTCTTCTGCAGGAACGTCAGCTTCATCTAATTTTCTAGCCGCTTCGTAAATTGCAGAAGCCGCAGTAGCACCAGATGTTAAGAAGTTTGCAGAAGTTACTTGTACTCCAGCAGACTGCGGAGATGTTGCAGATGCTCTAGAAGCGTTTACAAGTACTTGGTAAATATGCTTATCCATTTGAGTTGCTAAAGCATTTCCTAGCTCTTTTGCATAGATGCTTCTAACTTCCCAAGATGATTTAGCTTCTTCAATAGAAGCGATAAACACGTGAGATACTAACAAGTCTTGAATAGTGATAACTCTTTCGTTACCAACGATTGAAGAACCAGTTAGTTCAGTTCCAGCTGAGTGGTAAGCCGCTGAAGCTTTCCCGAAAACGGGAAACGTTGCAGATTTCCCTTGAGAAATCGTACGTACCATTGTTCTATCTAAGGCAGTATTAGCTCTTTCGAACGCCGTCATCACTTCTCCTGAAAATAATTTTAAGAAAAGTGCATTTTGATCGCCCGCACCAGCCGCCTGACCTATAATAGAAGGAGTATAACTTGACATTTATATGTCCTTTATAAGTTAAGTTGCTTAGTTAAGTTAAAAACGCCGTATTTCAGATACAAAATTATCGACCCTCGGGTCGGTTTAGACTTACTTTATTGGGTTAATCAGTAGGAGTAACTAATTCTCCTAAAGAATTTTGTTATAGTATGTTTGACCTTGAAAGTTTAGTTTCAACTTTTTTTCTAAAAGCTGGGTCTTTGTCATACATAGGGTTTTTCATATCTTCTTTTAATTGTGCAATACTTTCGTATCTATCACCAACTGAAGATTGAGAAGTTTCACCTAAACTTAATTTAGGTTCTCTGTTCTCTGCGTTATATCGAGCATACATTCCTCTTATAGTAAATAAGGCTGTATTATCGTCGCTTGATACCCCTTGATTAAAACTGTTAATTTCTTCTTGTGTTAAATTATTAGCAACCCAATCAGTCATAGATTTATATTGTTGCTCGCCTTGAGTAATTGAATATGCTTTGGCTTGAAATTGGTCAGCCATAGCTTCAAGACCTTTTAAATAATTATTAATATACTGTTTAGGTAAACCAGATTTTTCTAATGAAGTTAATGTTGCTTCACTAAGCTGTCCAGTTTCACTAAATTCTTTTTCAGCAGTTTGAAAAGCAGATATACTTTTTGCATCATCTGTTTTTGCTTGTGCTTGTAATGGGTTTTTATTTTCAACTTTTTTATCATCTACTGGTTGACCAAGTTTTTTTTCTAATTCTTGATAAGATTTAATTAATTCATCTTGTGAATTAAATTTACCAAGTATTTTTTCTTGGACTGGTTGTTCAGTTTTTACAGTCTCAGTTTGTTGAACTTTATCTTCTGGTAATTTGTTTGCGTTTTCGGCTTTCTGTATCATGCTATCTACATACTCTTTACTTTCGACAGAAGGGGTCGGAGTCACATTTACTTGTGTTAGTTCACTCATTATTTATTTTCCTTATTGTTGTTGTTGTGCTTGCTCTTGTGCTTGTTGTTCCGCCCTGTTTTGAAAGCTATCTCTAACCATTCCAGCACCTTCTTTTGCTATATGAGGTGTGGCTTGCTGTATCATAGCTTGTTGTTGTGCCGCCTGTTCTTCAGCTTGTATTTGTTCTGGTGCTTTTATTAAGCCTTCCATATCAATACCAAGTGAAGTCCCTACTCTTTTTACATACTCATCAAAATTAACATACTTAAACAATTCTTGTGCAAATGGAGTTAATTGTTGAATGAAAGTATTTAATCTTTGTAAATCTGATGAACGACCCAATGCTTCTAAACCAGTTACAATTTTAACTTTAATACTGTCTTTGGGAAGCGTTGGTAATCTTTTTGATTTTTCCATTTGATACATCAAACGGGAAATTAAAGGTAATTGTAGTTCTTGAGATAATAATGAATATAAACCAGATACACTATCATTCAACGCATCAGCTAATAATCTTATTTCGGTAGCAGTTACTCTATCGTTATTACGTTGAACACTATTCATTAACATGAATGAATAAGTTAATCTTTCTTCTATGGTTTTAATTGTTTGGAATGTAATTGAAAAGTCGGCTGACTTATTCATTTGTAAAGTAGTGACATCATTTGCATCGCCTTCTCTAATTGCCCCATTAGGACTTTCAGATAAAGTTTTAATTCTTGTTGTACCATTTGGTCTGACTAAAAATAAAACTTTAGAAGCGGCCGCACTACCTTCAACGACTGCTCTGTATAATGCTTCCAACGATCTTAAATCACCAATATATTCCTCACAAAAACTTCTACCGTAATCTTCATTTGTGAGAGTGTATCTTAAAGGAATGAAAGGTGACTTATCTAACGGATAAGTTCCGATTGAACTAGGAACGACTTTGTCGTTAACCTCTTGTTGCACAAGCCACCTTTTATTATCTGATCTAATAACACGAGTGTAAATAGAAATCGTTTGATCTCTTTTTTCTTCGTCTAGTTTATCGTCAAATAATTTTTTAATTTCTTCTGATACTGCTGATGGACTTACTTTATCTTCAGTAATAATTTCTATAACATTACCTATTGTATCTCTCTTAATAACGTATTCATCTAACTTATAAACTTTCATTGAAAGTTCTGGGGTAATATATAAAAGTACATTACCTGAAACTACAAGCTGTCTTAGTGCTTCAAATACAGAAGTTCTAAAATTATTTACTTCTATTTCATTCATAACTACACGCTCAATAGAGCCCATAGCTTTTTCAAACTCACCTTGCATACCTTTTTGATTGGTAAGTTTTTGTAAAGTAAATTCGTCTAGGGATAATCTAAAAAATGGTTGATTAGGGGGAAGGAGTGCTAATAGTAATTTACTAGATATATTATTAACCCCTCTAGCACCTATACCTTGATATGGGGTGTAAAGTTTAGTTGAGCCACTATAACCACTTCTAGTTATTAAAGAAGGTATTGTAAATTCTGCACAATCTCTTGCTCTATCTAAGTAAGGTTGGCGTATGCTTTCTAGTTTTGAGTATCGACTTTTTGCCGTTGTAGTTGGTTGCATTGTGATTATTTATTAGGGGATATTAACGCCAGAGCTTCCACTAGATAAATTTGACTGGTCTAAATCTACGACCAAACTAGCTTTTCCTCTTTTTTTACCAACACTTAAAGGCGTAGAACTTGCTGTTGCTGGTGTTTGAGGTGCTTTTTGTCTTAGCGTTGCCTGACTAGCATTTACTTCTGTAGCTGGAGCGGCTGGGATTGGTGGTGGTGGTGGAGCTTTAGGACTCGACATACACATAGTTTTATTACTCTTTCTTTATAATTGTTAAATCTAATAAGTTATTATTCTGTTCTTCTAATAACTGTTTTAAATAAGATACGACACTAGCTTGACCAGCTTTAAACCAAATTTGTCGTTCATTTTCGCTAATATCAGGTACTTTATTAGGAAATAGTTTATTTAAGTGTTCTATTAATTCTTTATTTACAAACATATATTAGTTCCAAGAGGGCAACCTAAGTGCTTAAATCTTCAGGTGGGTTAGGGTGATTAACAATATTTGGGATTTCTTTTTCATCGAAAGACTCCATTTCGACTGTGTGGCGGGTATTAAGAACGTCTAATAAAGTAAATTTAGCGTTCGGTGAGAAGGGAAAACTTTTTTCAACGTCTGGGGTTTTAGCATAAAACCAATCTTCTACTTTAAATTTTACAGTAAGATAGGTAATCTTTTTCCATTTGTATATATCATTCATTTTCTTTATGTCTTCCAAATCGTTTGGTATCTCCTTCTTCTTTTATGTCTCCTTTAAATAGACACTCAACATACATACTGTAATAATATTCTGATAATGTAGGCTCTTTTGTATTGTCTGCTAAAAATTTATATTCTTTAGCTTTTTCGTAATAATTATTCTTTGGCATAATCTCTTTCAATTATCATTTCTAAATAATGAATAGCTTTTAAAACATCTTCCTTCTTACCTTTTAATCTATGACGACAAATATATTTAATTGCATTACCTTCAGCAAAAGGTAATTGGTTTTCGTTTATAAATATAGATGGCTGAATTTTCATCAATCGATAATGTTGCCCACCTATCTGCTTATAAAATGTTTTGTTTGTCATATCTTTGTACCAAATACAGTCCTTTCTTCTTCTGGTTCAGTTAATATTAATTTAATACCTTTAGGTTTTTGTTTTTTATTTGGAGACCATAAAATTACTTTTTTAAGTTTAAAATCGTAATCATTCTTTTTTAATATCTTTGCTACACGTGCCTGAATTAAAGCGTCATCTTCTGTTAAATTATTGGATTGATATGCTTCGATAACTGATTGCCAATAATCTTTAGAATTAGATAATATTTTTGTAGCCTTAACTTCCCCAACACTAGGACAACCTTTGTAATTATCTGATTGATCTCCAGTTAACGTTTGGAAATAAAAATTATAATCAGCTTGTTTT